AGTTTATATTTTAAATCTATTCGTAAAATGTAGCAAAATAATGCGCGTACATCAACGACTGGCAGCGTGCGACCATTCTCGAACACGTCAATAGTTGTGGCGTGTTCGATGTTGGCTGCTATCTCTTTGGCCCTACGAAAGCTCATATAAATCGCTATAACGGTAACTATTTGTAAACCCACCCCAGTCAACCACGACTGGAAGCTCAAACGTTCTGCGTTTATCTCTTGACTCGTTGCCTATTTCGACAACTGTTCCGTACTTGTCGCGTGGGTTGTGGCGATCCTCAAGCGATACAAATATACTTGTCTCGCGTAATCTTACTTTTGATCCTACTTTCATAATTAGTATCTTAAATTTACTTTTTGTCTACTTTTATAATTATAAATTTCCTCAATTAGCAGTTTTTGTTGTTCTCTATTTGCACAATCTACTAATGCTTTTGGTTGTAATCTTAACTTATGCATAAACTCACTATAATCAAAATTTTCATTTTTAAATAATGATATCATACTTAATACGAATATACTTCTGTTATAATTAGCATAGTAAGGTTTAATTAGTCTTATTTTTTCTGCCCATTCTTTTGCTAGTTCAAAATCTTTACCTTTCCAAGTACCCTCTGTAAAAACTTCTTGAGTACTTAATTCAGGATTTATTAATTTAAACTTAGTAGTTGACCCATTTGGTAGTGTTGAATTGTTTGAACATATAGATATACAATCAGTAAATGTAAAATCTTCGTGTTTTTTAACAAATTCTCTTAATTTTATATAAGATTCAATACCCATATCAGCATATCCATCCATAAAATCTTTTTTAGTCCAATTCTTTTGATTAAGATTTAATGTGTGAACTTCACTTAAAGAATAATCTTTTAAAATAATGTAGTAAATAAAAGATTTAGCCTCTTGTGATGCAATCAATCGATGTTGTCCATCAATAACCTGCATTTTATCATTTACTAAAATAGGGTTGCATAGCATACCATTTTCAATAATAGAAGTTTTTAATCTTTTAATGTGTTGCGGATTAGGTACTCTGTTACCGCTAATCTCTTTAAAGATTGATAAATCATTTGTTTTGTAAACTTTGTTTACTTCAGTTGCACTTGAGCCAGTTGTCATTGGTGCGGATTTTGTTTGAAACATAATTTTATAGTTTTGTTTTTTTCCTACTCTATTCAGTTTTCGGATACCCTGTTTCTTAAAATTTAAGAGTTATACTTGATTTGCGTGGCGTTGTTGAGACTTTTGGCACCTCGTTACCATACGCGTCAAAAATTGTTTGCGATTGCTTATTTGCCAATTTTAGCAGCTCAACGCGCTGATCTAAATCGTTTTTCAATTGACAGTAAATCGGATCTTCCGAGTAGTTTATCGTCTCGCCGCCATTTACTGGAGTGAACTCAACGCCGTAGCAAGTCATTTTCTCCTCGGGCAAGTGTTTACGCATTTCCGCGTCGGCTGAATTAACAACCTCTTTAAGTCGGCAAATGTTCGCCATAAACATGTGCTTGTCCACGTTGCCCTCATTGATAACGTTGTCGACCATGCGCTTGCCTGTAAGGATTGCGTCTTTTTTTGTAAACGATGGCTCGTACATCGTGATGAGTTGTTCTGAATTCTCAAGGAATAGTTTTGCGGTTGCTCCCATTTTAATTTAGTTTTAAATAAGCGTTAGTCATTTTTTTGTGATCGGAATAATAAACCGACTTAACGGTTTTTTTCATCCACTTGTCGAACTTTTTAGCCTCTTTGAGGTTTATTTTTTTCTCATCCATTTTGAAATAATTTTATCGATTGATTGTTTTACCTCGTTCTCCGAGTCTATTGGTATTAATTTGTGAAGTATTTTTGTTTGTGTGCCTTCTACAAATTTAGTTTTACGGCCTGCGCCTCGTTCGTTTCTCATCTTTTGTGTCTAAATGGTAACTCCTCAACGCGCCACACGCGCTTGCAAACTATTGAGGACTGATTAAAAATAAGTATTGCTTCTGCGATGCTGCTGGCTTCAATGTCGATGTCGTAATCGTAGCACTCATCGTATTGCTCGGTGTAATAATAAAGTCTATAAGTTTTCATACATTCGGGCCAATCTTAGGCCAATATTAAAGTTAGCAATCATTCTTTGTTTGTTCCAGTCTTGCACATCCCAACCAAATAAACGCTCATTGCGTTCAATTCGATTTTTGTGGTCATTAAAGCGGCGGTCTGATTCTTTAAACGCCTCAAGTATTTTGATGGCGCGTTCGTGTTTTTTGATTTCAAGTTCTAAGTTTTCCATTATGATCTAAAGATTAGTTGACCGATAAAGTAAGCGGCCATAATTAAACAAAAAATGTACTGCGGTTTGCGATGTTGTAAAAAGTATTTCATAGTTATTTGATTTTGTTGGAGCAAATATATATCAATAAATTAATTAAACAACAAAAAATTAAACAAAGTTTATTTTTAATGTTTATTTATACAAATTCTAAATAAAACGAGAGATAAAAAAGCGGCGGTAAATGTAGAGAATTACCGCAATAATAAGGATCAACCACAACCAACCGAACGACTCTTTGCGCTCAACGTGTTTTTCGCTTGATTTTGTGGTTTGTGTCGCAGTTTTTTGAGTTTTGCGTGTATTGTGTACGCTTTGAGATTTTAATGCCTTAAATCGGCTTATTTGCGTTCGTTTCTTAATACGGCCGTTCTTGATTGTAGTCTTTTTGCCGTGACTATCTATAATAACAATCGGTTTGAGGGTGTCAACTGGCGTGATCTCAAACTCGTCGGTGTGTATATCCCCTTCGGATATCTCATTTGTATATACTTTTGTGGAATCAGTTACCGATATTTCGGTTTTTGTATCGGTCTCGGTTGTGCTTTTGTTCACTTTACGCGCACCGCAGCTCGCCAATAGCAGCAATATAAATAAATATCTCATTTTATCGGATTTTATTCTCTACAATTCGCAAGTTATTTACCTCGTAATCGCCGTTTTTTTCAACGCGAATGTGGGCAAAGCCGTTGTTCCAATTGTTATAGGGCATATATTCTGGAGATAAACCACAAAGCGCACCGACTGACCAAGTTGTAGTCACGTCTCCGCTAAGGTTAACCTCGGTGTGTTCGCTTGTTCGGTGGTGGTGGCCAATAATACAAGACTCTTTTGCTTTCATATAAAGGCCTCGCGCTGGGTTAACAGGTGGAGCAAAGCCGCTAAAAAATTCGTGTCCGTGCAATAGTGGCAATTTACCCGCCTTTGCGATTTGTTTTGACTTGACCTCTTGCACTCCGAACTCGCCAAATCGTAAAATCGTTGCAAGTTCAAAGTCGGGAATGCCCAACAACTCGGGAGCTTGCATTTTAAGGAAGTTTTGCCAGCGGTCTTCGTGGTTGCCAATCTTAAAATATATCGGGCATTGGAAGTGATCCTGCAAATTCTTTAAAAAGTTGCGCGTCATCTCAAGCTCGTCGGCCATATTTCGCAAGCGGCGATCCTTAATAAACCGCGATAGCATATACATGTCGATAGTGTCACCATTTAAGTAAACGCAGTCGACGTTCTCAGCCTTGCCGTAGTCGATAGCAAGTCGCAGCGCGTCGTTGTTTTGGTATGGAAAGTGTATGTCCGTTAAAAATAGGATATTTTTGTTTGGAACGATGACCGTACCTTGCTTCTCGTAGTCGCTTTCGGGTAATTCAAATGAGCTTGTTTTCATAAAGTCTTTTTTTTCTTTTTCAGTCCGTTCTCCGATTGCGTCTTTTTGTGGCCTATTAGTATGTTCGTTGCGATGTGTTCGCACTATACCTCGCGCATTGTCAACGCTTGTAAAATCAATCGGGAAATCTTGGTGCAATAGTCTTGAGATTGCCATCGTTGATGACTTTGGAAACTTTGCGATATACTCGCGAGCGATTTCGCCCTTGTATGTGATTTTACTCTCCAAAATATATGTCAGCTTCGGCTTTGCGTCGAATTGTGAGACCTTTTAAAACGTTTCCGCCTGCCTTGTTCCATTTTAGGAACTCGGCCCGAATGGACGGATCAAAGTGGTTGAAATTGACCTTGCGCAATAGCGTGGATTTCTCAAAGTTGGCAGGGCCGATGTTGTACGTTAGTGAAACCAGCGCGTTGAATTGTCCTTGATCAAGCGGAGCCGTAACTAATTTACTCACTCTTGCGGCGAATTTGTCCGCAATTACTTTAAACATTTCAAACGCTTCGAGTTCCGTGATTGGTTTATCAAGTAAACTAACGCGTTTATTATTTAGGTAGTAAGTATTTCCGTAACCTATGGTCGGCACTTTCGCGCTGCACAAATACGGCTTAGAGCTAAACCCCTCGAATTTACAAATCAGTCGATAACCCGCGTTATTTAGTTTCATTTTGCAAATGCTTTGAATAATAATGTAACGAGCGCAGCGGTAAACGCTACGGCGATGACTTTGGCTTGTTTGATGTACACCTTAAGCTCTGCGTCGTTCTCCTCCAAATCAATCACTCTTGTATCAATGTCCGATATTTTCCAAACAAGGCCACGAAATCCGTTGAGATCGTTCCCGAGTAGGGCTTGCTTAATTTCTTTTATGTCATTTGAGCGGTTTTCGCTATCGAGTTTCAATTGCTTAAGGTGTTGCTCAATGCGATCCAGTCGCTCGCTTTCAATGTTGCTCATGAGTTAAATTTGTTTGGCTGCGAAAGGTATAACTTTATCCCTCCCAATACTATAACTGAAATTTTGAGGATTGTTCCAAAATAATCGGGCAATCCTACTTGGCTAATTAAATCAACAAGCAAATGTGTCGTTTGGTCGAGTATTCCCAAAACGATTAAAATAATTGGCAGTAAATGCTCCTTAATTTGCTTCATCCTCTTGCAATTTAGCCGCTAATTTGTCAAGTATTTGCGACAAAGCAACAACGTCAGCCATTTGATAAACTCCCGCTTTTACTGCAATTTCAATCGCTTGTTTAATTACGTTTAATTCCTCCATTTTTTAGTATTTTAAAATTACAATTCCTTTGTCTTTTGCTACGCAAGTTTCTACCCAAGTGTTGTCTTCGCCCCACGCTGCAAACTCCTCGGTGGTTAAAGCGTAGTTCCATTCGGTACAAACTACACCTTCCTCGGTTAATAGTTGGTTATAAGTTGCGCAGGTTTCTGCATCGGTTGCAAAATTCAAAACTAATACTTTTAGTTCAGTAGCCTCTCCAGTGAAAGGAAAATTAATCGGTTCAATTAGTGCCATTTTTATTTATTTATAGTGATATCCACATTGTTCCGTTATATACGGATATTAAATTTAACGTTGTATCATATACCATTAACCCCGCAGCGGGTGTAGCTATTGCGTTCTTTTGCGTGGTTGTCATTCTCGGTGGTAAAAAGCCTTTTGTAGTACTTTCAATAGTTAATTGAGAACTTGCAATTTCAGTTGTAGTGTTTATTCCTACACTTCCACTACTAAAAAATGCAGTTGACATTGTGCCTGTTGTCATACTTGTTGCACCATTAACACGAATTTGAAAGTAGCTTGTGCCATTTTGATAACCAATAACTCCACGGTCTGCAACTCCGTTTTCTCTAAAACTTACATACGAAGAAAATCCCGCAGGAGAACCAATATGCATTTCTGCATTTCCACCTGTATTTGATACTGCTATAATACCTGCATTTGCTCCTATTGTTGTAGCAAGAAAACCTCCATTTAAACCAATACCTTGACCTATTGAACGACCTCCTACTGTTGTAAATTCTCGTGTAGATAAAGAAGCTGAAAAGGAGCCAAACTTAAAAAAACGTAATTCTAAATTAGAGCCATTTGCTGCGGCATCTAAAGTAAAAAAGTTTCCTGCTCCTTTGTTAACAGTTAAAACATTTTGCACCCTCGCCGTGCCGTTTACGTCTAATCTAAAGCCTGCGTCGGTTATTGTTCCGCCCGATTGAATAACTATATTACCTGTTGCGCCGAAAATACGCATTCTTTCATTTAAAATTGAGCCTACTCCAAATTTTATATTTGTTAACGATGTAACTGCTAAATCAACACTGCCATATAAATAAGCATTCCCCGAACCTAAAGCACCTGTTCCTGCACGAGTTGAGCCTATAATACCATATTCACAACTATTGTTTAAATCATTAAAACCTTGAAAAATTGTTGCGCCTGTATTTGTAGACGACCTAATTTTAGAAACTACAACATTTGTTCCAAGTATATCTAAAGCCTGTGTAGGTGTAGCCGTTCCAATACCTAAACGATTATTTGTGTTATCCCAAAATAGGTTTGCACTTTGTTGCAATACATTTCCCGTTCCTTGAAACAAAATTCGCCCAATAGTTCCGCTTGTTATTGGTGTCGTTCCAATAGCTAAACTTGTTGAGCCTCCAACCACTAAATCGCCACTTCCTAAAACTGAATTGCCGTTTATAGTTTTAATGTTTGTACCACTTACTAAGGCAGCTTGTTTGCCGTTAAATGTACTCCAATCGGTTGAACTTAAAGCTCCACGATTTGCAGCCGAAGCCGTTGGGAGATTAAAGGTGTGCGTTGCGGTTGTTGAACTTATATCAAAATCCGTTCCGCTTGTTCCTGTTGCAAATGATTGCACTTGCGCAGTCAATCCGTTTAGCGCAGTTAATCCTGTCGAAAATGTTGTAATGACTTGGCACAAATGACTGTTTTCGGTGTGTAGTGTAATTGTACGCCCTGAGTGAGTTACATATATTCTAACCGCCAACCTATCGGTCAAAGCTAAGGTTGTTTGTGGGATAGGTAATGCACTAAGATAAAGATGTGTTGCCGTTCCGTTTGTAATGCCTTCGGGATTTGCTGAGTTTGACGCTATCAAAGATAAAGTCGTTCCGTCCCATTTGTATAACTCAAGGTAAAATGAAGGCGAACCGCCATTACTTGACGCGCTAAAATACGTCTCAAAATTCCAATTACCCGCAGGAATTTCTAATAAATTAGGAACGCCAGCGTCAGTTATAAATGATTGAATATATCCGTTAGAACTTATTGTAAAATCAGTTCCCGCCCCTAATATCGGAGTTCGGTCCATCTCTTTAAATGCAACACCACCAAATGTGCCTTGCGAAACTGAGCCGTTTAAATAAAAAGTCAAAGACGACCCTCCACCTGTTGAAGTTGGAAAGTTTGCAAGTGAGCCATCGCCTCGCACATATTGACTAACAAGGCCCGCACCTGTAACTTCTAAAGTTCCTGCGCTTGTTATGGGACTATTTGCTACGCTAAACGCTGAGGGCATTGTTAAACCTACCGAAGTAACCGCAGCGGGTACATCGGCAGCCGTTATAAATGGATTGATTCCATCGCTTCCGTCGTTTGTTAAGTCGCTCGTTAAAGTCGGAATGCTCGGTTTGTTTAAAATCTCCTCCACTCCACTCGTTGCATCCCAATCCGAATTCACTTGAGGCGTTACATCGGCCGCCGTTATAAACGGATTAACGCCATCCTCACCGTCGTTTGTTAAGTCGCTCGTTAAAGTCGGAATGCTCGGTTTGTTTTTTATGTAGTCGGGAGCTTGGTTGTCGTTTTGATCCCAATCGCTTTGCACCTGCTCGCCAATAATTCGGTTGATATTTACAACGTAGTTATTTGGATTGGCTACGATGTCAACCACATCGACATTCGTTTGTACGTTGATGTCGATTGTCTCAACTACAACGGCTGCATTTACTACGATGTCGTTGATTGTGTCTTGTACTATTATATTTACATTGTCCGCCATGCTTATCGTGTAATATCGTCGGTTACTGTAAAGAGTCCACTTATCCAAGTGTCAACCTCGCCACTATCTTGAGTGATTTGAATGTCATATTTGTAGGTGCAAGCCTGTATGTCGATTATTTGCTCATCGATACAAAACTCGCCATTTGTAGCGTCAAAAATAGTGATTGGCACTTCAAGCGCAACGACACCGCCCGCCTCTTTACGCAATTGCATTTTGACATCGCCATCAGTTAGGTCAAGTGGTGCCTCGTTAACGTTTATTTGGAAGTCCGTTTGTTTGAACGTGTCCCCTCTTTTGGTCGTGAAATTTAATGTCGATGCCATTTTTTAAAAATAGTTTTAATTTTTTGATGTTTTCCTCAGTTCGTTTGTCTACTTTTCTCATATTTAGTATGGTCGATCAAGCCACCATTTGCCACAAATCAAACGTGAACGCAAAGGGTTGACGATATTATTGGAATTGCTTACATACTCAGGTAAATGGAATTTATTAAGCCAGCGCAACATGCGGTCTTGATACATTTCGCTTTTTAATCGCATATTATTAACCAAATAATCTACCTCAGTTTTATCAATCGCCACCGAGTTGTCAGGTTGCGACTTAAATATACCGTTATTGTTTACTTTATACGCCCCAATTAGGAGGTATTCTACGGCACTTGCAGCGATTAAAAATGGTTTGATGTAATCTTCGTACAAAATTAAATAATCGTCCACCAAATCTTCGTTATCGAAGTCCTCGCAAATTTTATCGTATAATGTCTCGCCTAAAATCTCCTCTAATCGCGTGCGTTGTGCGTCTGCGATGCAAGGAATATATAAATCGATGTCTATATTACCACCCAATAGGGTGTTTTTAGTGAGTTCGTTTTCTTTTAAAAGTATAATAGTTGCCATTATTGACGATAGTTTGGAGTTAATGACCAAAAATTGTTTGACTCTGACGCGGTTTGTGCAACCTCAGGCTCATTCTCTTGCCATCTCGCCATTGGTCGATCGGCTGGATCGAGTTCTAAAATCATTTTTCGTGCCTCGTTTACGCTTATTTGTTTGTTATTTCGACGCAAATATATTTTTCTCATCCAAAAATGATTGCAATTTACGCCACCTTTATAGAGCCAAATGCTATAATCGTCTGCGCCATTAGGCCCAAATCCTTTGTTTACGCCTTTTGATCCCGCAATAGTGATGTCCTCTTTGCGATACGTACGCCCTGCGCTTACCATTTTTTGACAAAAATCACGCTCGGCACCTAAACGGCCCTCGTATGAATAGCGAATTTTAAAAAGCATTGTGTCTTGTTCGCTCGTTACGTTTGGGAAACTTGCAAATGATTTGGCTAAATTCAAAGTTATTTCGTTAATCTCTAAATCGCCTCTCACTGGTATAGCGTCAACCTCAATCCACTCGTCCTCGTCTACAATTTCGCCCATCTCGATAAGCGCGTCTGCAACTTCCGACAATCCGTTGTCGTCTTTTGAACAACAAACGTGTTGACTTAATTGTGTAACCACTTCGGTTGGAGCTTCAACAATTACTTGCTCTTCACTTCTTAAACTTTCAAATTGTAAGTCCAAAGTAATTCCGTTAACGGCAAAAATTTCCATCATGCCGTCGAGTATAATCTCTTGCTTTGGTCGAATTACGTTGATCATTAACTCCTCAAATCCAACTTTAATTTCCTCAGCGTTTGAGCTAAACCCGCTCGCCTCTTTTACACCTACAAGCATTGGCGATGTAAGTTTGTGAGCCGTGCAAAGTTGTTGTCTTGCCTCAGTACTTAAATACGCATATTGTTGGTGCGCGTCGCTAACTTCCAAAGCGGAGATTGTAATCTCGGAGTCTTTGTTATCGTTCCAATTTAAAAAGAATGCGCCCGCGTTTTGTGATCCTGTTAAGTGGTTACGGATTTGGCGTGTATTCTCTTGGATCGTCTCAATCGACTCTTGCACGCCCGCGTTCATATTAATAATATGGCCGAAGCTCAACCCTTTTTGAATGTGGTTGATTGAGTAATTACTAATTTCCTCCTCCATTTTCGCCCAACTTATTCCCGACACATACGAAGGGTTACTATAATAAAATTGCCCTACTTGGTAATCGCGAATAATATAAATCTCTGAGCGTTCGCCTAAGCCTTCTCCAAAACCAAACGCATCCATGCGCTCGGGTTTATATTTGTTTACGTTTGCAAAGTCGTAGCTATAATAGTATCCTGTTATATCGCCCTCCTCGTTTGCAACTTCGGGAGCAATTCGTTGTTTGGCTACATGAAAGCATCTTTGGATTTTTCCATTCAAATACTTTACCTCTAGTGAAGCCTCGCCAAACATCTCGAAATCCTTGCATATTTTTCTTAAATCTTTTTTAGAAACGAGCGAAATGATCGCAGCCCATTCGCTTGGCTTGCGTGCTTTGTCTTTTGAGGTCAATCCTTTACCATATATGAACTGCGCGTAACTATCAATGATAGCCGAGTTTGTAGGCGATCCGTTATAAGCGTCAATTATGACTTGATAAAACGAGTTTTTGTCTCCATTTAATACCCACTTTTTACCGCTCACCTCTTTAATCTCAGGGCGAATGTAATTCGATAGGTTTATAATCTGTAATTTTTCCATAAAATTATACTTTTAGAACTCCGTTATTGAGTTCAAAATTTTCTAAGTCAGTCTGAGCCGTTGCGTAAGCCTTGCCTCTATAAATTAAATTATCATTCTCGTTGATTGTAACTTCAAACGATTGGCCCTCTTTCATGATCGGCTCATCAAATACCAACACTAAAACATTGTTTTGGTAATATACGCCAGTAACGGCGATTTCGTGAGTGATGTCTCGCGTTTCATCACGCAATAAAAACGTGATTTCGCCACTATCGTAGCCTCTTGGAATGCAACGAAATTGATAAGGCGCAGTTAAATTGAATATCCACATACTATAATAACTGAAAAATAGTGTTTTGTAACAAAAAACGCCCCTTAAAGGAGCGTTTAATGACAAAACTATGAAAAGAATTAAGAAACAACGTCTTCAGACACTAACGCATAAAGCGCAGTTATCATCGCTGAATTTAAGAATGGAGATAAATTCGACTCCTCAGCAGCGATGGTCAAAGTGTATCCACTTAAATCGGCTCCCGCTCCGCCTGAGACCTTAGTACAATTCGACATTGTGCCATTAGTGGCTCCAATCAACATTATATTTCCGTTATAGTCTTCAACGAAAACTTGAGGTCTACCAGCGCAAATCAATTGGATTTGAGCTTGCAAGTCAGCACCTAATTTCGGAAGCGTAACGGCCAAAGATTGGGCGTTTAAAAATGTTCCGTTGTCCTCTGAACTTGTACCAGTTTCGGTCAAGGCGTTTGTTGTAGCCTTTACCTCGTATTTGAAAACCTCAGCA